TTAAAAGATATCTTGTCTATGTGGGAAGAGGACAGTAAAATCCCCTCAGCGCACTTAGATGAAACATCTCGTAACACTCCCGCATTACACTCTAAGTATTTGTCTATTTTAGCTGATGCTAAGTTAAAAATGAAAGATGCGGAGTTCAAACAGAAAATCCTTCTGAAAGATAAGTGGTTATATTATAATGGAAAGTTAGACCAGAAGTCAATAGAAGAAAAAGGATGGGACCCAGACCCCTTCAATGGTCTAAAGATTCTAAAGGGTGAGATGGAACACTACTATGAAAGTGACCCAGAACTTCAAGCATCCGAAGCAAAAATTCAGTACATTAAAACAGTTATAGATACACTATCTGAAATCATTAACAATCTTAATTGGCGACACCAGACCATTAAGAATATGATTGACTACAAGAAGTTTGAAGCCGGTTTCTAATGTGATTAAGTTGAAGTTAAAAAATCATGCGATGTTACAGTTAGTGGAGTGTGAAACTTCACTAGCTCAAGAATTGTATGATTATTTTTCTTTTGATGTGCCAGGTGCAAAATACATGCCTGCATTTAAATCTCGTCGGTGGGATGGGAAGATTCATCTACTCAATCGCATGAACGGTGAAATCAATGCTGGTCTTTTGTCGGAAATAGAAAAGTTTATCTACCGAAAAGGTATACCTTTAAAGTATGAGGAAACACCTTACGGATGGCCTGGGACTAAAAATAAATTAAACCATATGGACCTTATGCGATGGATTGAAAAAATCAATCTACCATTTATGCCTCGTGACTATCAGTATGATGCTTTCATACATGCACTGGAAAACAAAAGAAGTGTTCTGGTGTCTCCTACGGGATCTGGAAAATCTTTCATCATCTATCTTCTTATTAGATGGTATCTTGATCGATGCAAAGACAAAAAAATATTGTTAATCGTTCCGACTACTAGTCTAGTTGAACAAATGTACTCAGACTTTACTAGTTATAATTTTGATGCAGAAAGTAACTGTCACCGCATTTATTCTGGTAAAGATAAAGACACAGAAAAACCTATAATAATTAGTACATGGCAGTCTATTCATAATTTAGGCACAAAGTGGTTCGAACAATTTGGTATGGCCATCGGTGATGAATGTCATGGTTTTAAAGCAAAATCCCTCTCGTCAATTATGAACAAATCATTAAATGCTGAGTATCGTTTTGGTACAACTGGTACTTTAGATGGCACCAGCGTCAACCAGATGGTCTTAGAGGGACTTTTTGGGCCAGTGCTTAGGGTTACTACTACTGCAAAACTACAAGAAGAAAAAACCTTAGCTAAATTAAACATTGATATAATAGTTTTAAGATATGACAAAGAAATTAAAAAAAACTTGTCTAATGCTACCTACCAAGAGGAAATTGATTTTTTAGTATCCTGTGATGCCCGCAATAAGTTTCTACGTAATTTAGCTTGCAGTCTGGATGGGAATACGCTTGTTCTTTTTAACTTGGTCGAAAAACATGGAAAAGTGTTGAGAGATATAATAGAAGACAAAATAGAGGATGGGAGAAGATTATTTTATGTATCTGGAGAAACTAAAACTAATGATCGTGAAGCAGTTCGAAAAATTGTCGAGTCACAGTCAAATTCTATTACTCTTGCTTCCTTGGGGACTTTTAGTACTGGGATTAACATACGCAATATCCATAACATTATATTCGCATCTCCCAGCAAATCACAAATCAGAGTGTTACAGTCCATTGGTAGAGGTCTACGATTGTCAGATGATGGCAGGACTACCAACCTCTATGATGTTGCCGATGACTTAGGATATAAAGGAAAACCTAATTTCACTCTCCAACACAGCGCTGAAAGAGTTAGGATATATAATAGTGAGAAGTTTCCTTACAAGATGCATGAAATAAAAATTTAATGAAAAAAAGAAATGTTAAACAATTTATCCTAACAAACGGACAAGAAATTGTCTGTGATGTAATTGAATGGGCTGAAGATGATTTTTCGGAAATAGTTGTCCGGAATTGCATGGAAATTATTTGGATGCATAATAATGAACAAAGAATATATATGTTCAAACCTTGGATGCATTATCAAGAACTTACTGAAGATTTAATTATTATTAATTCTGACCACATTATATCAACAGCTGAACCTACAGAATATTTGGTATATCAATATGACATCGCTGTTAAAGATATGAACGACTCTGGCGATATTCGTCGTGTTGAATATTCACATGAGAAAAAAATAAAGTATGAAAAACTTGCGACTTATCTTAATGAACTAACAAAAAAGAATGTGAATACATCTATAGTCTCAGATCTAGATTCTGATAAACCTAGTAATATCATTCCATTTCCCCCTTTGATTCATTAGTATATTATCCCTGGCGTGTTAAGCTCTAGGGTAACACATTTTTATAAGAAAGTCAAGCTTGATAAAAAAAAAATTTTATGCGATAATTAATTTATATTTTGATTTATGAGATTTGTTATATGAAAAAAGAAGAGAAACCACATTACGTAAACAACGCACAGTTTTCCCAAGCGGTTGTAGATCATGTAAAGAAAGCCAATGAATTTGTATCACGCGGAGACCCTAAACCCGTGGTTCCAGATTACATAGCCAGATGTTTCCTCAAAATTGCTGAGGGACTTTCGCACAAAGCAAACTTTGTTCGTTACACATATCGAGAAGAGATGGTGATGGACGCTGTAGAAAATTGTCTCAAGGCGATTGACAACTATAATATAGAGACCGCTACACGCACTGGTAAACCAAACGCATTCGCATACTTTACACAGATTTCGTGGTACGCATTCCTACGTAGAATTCAGAAAGAAAAGAAACAACAGGATATTAAACTTCGTTATCTATCAGAGTCGGGACTTGAACAGATAGTTGCAGAAGAGTTTGAGAACAATTCAGCCGCAAAACAAACACAGGCCTTCATCGATGATCTTCGTGAACGTATCGACGCAGTGAAAGACGTTGATGATGCTGTGAAAGGTTATGCAAAGAAAGAACGCAAGAAAAGAACCCGCCACGTTGATTCGGACTTGACAAGTTTCTTAGTTTAGTGTAAAATATAATGAAATTTTGGACTATTTGGAAATACGCTCTTGGCGGATTTTCTGACGACAAAACTGAACCTTATGATGATTATGTTGCACTCTTACGGACTCTTATCGTCGGAGTTAATTTTCTTACATGTTTTTTTATAATGGCAAACGTAGTACATAACTGGTGAATAAATGCTTATAGCAATACTAAATGATACACACTGCGGTATTAGAAATTCTTCTGAAATATTTATGGACTACCAAGAAAAGTTCTATCGCGACGTTTTCTTCCCATACCTCGAAGAACATGGTATCAAAAAAATTTTACATCTTGGAGATTATTATGAGAACCGTACTTCGATTAATTTCAAAGCACTTCATCATAATCGGAGAATATTTCTTAGGCGCCTTAGGGATTTTGGTATTCACATGGATATTATTCCAGGCAATCACGATTGTTATTTCAAAAACACCAATCGGTTAAATGCGCTTAAAGAACTTCTTGGTCACTATATGAGCGAGGTTCGAATTATTGAAGAACCTACAGTTGTTGACTATGACGGGTGTAAAGTTGCTTTACTGCCTTGGATTAATAATGAGAACGAACAAGAGACCCGTGAATTTATACAGAACTGCAAGGCTGATATTTGCGGCGCACATCTAGAACTAAACGGTTTTGACATGCAGCTGGGAATTCCTTGTACAGACGGAATGGAGCCAGGCCTGTTTTCTAAATTTGAAATGGTTCTTTCCGGACACTTCCATACCAAATCGCAACAAGGCAACATTCATTATCTGGGTAGTCAGATGGAATTTTTTTGGTCTGACGTAAACGACAGAAAATATTTTCACGTTTTTGATACAGACACAAGAGAACTCAAAGCAGTGGAAAACCCTATTACTATCTTTGAAAAACTTTATTATGATGATACCAAACCACAAGCGATTAAAAACGTTTCATATCTCGATGAGAAGTTTGTCAAGTTAATCGTGGTTAACAAATCAAAACCAATAGAGTTTGAGAAATTTGTTGATAGAATTAATATGAGAAAAATTCACGGCCTTCAGATCGCAGAAAACTTTCAAGATTTTGCTGGTGCTCAGGTCGATGATGAAAATCTTTCTATTGACAGTACCGATGATTTATTGTATAGTTATATTGATGCGGTCGATACTGACTTGGACAAAGAACGTATCAAATCTCGTGTACGTGAATTAATGATAGAGGCTCAGAGTCTAGAAATTGTATGATTAAATTTCGTCAATTGAAATATAAAAACTTCCTGAGTACAGGAAATTCTTTTACTACTGTAAACCTAGAACTTACCAAATCAAGTTTGATTGTTGGTCAAAATGGTTCAGGTAAATCTACGATGCTTGACGCCCTTTCGTTTGCTTTGTTTGGCAAGGCTCATCGT